GCTAAATAACTGCATGAGGGCTTTAGTGTATGCGTTGTTCGCGATATGTTGTACAGCAACAGCGGACACTCTTGAGGATCTTCCCTTAGACACTAAGCCAGAACGTCCCCAACCTGTTCGTGTACAACCAGAACCTTACATACCACCCGTTGATGTTAGAACGGAATTGGCTCGCCTTAATCCACAGTATGTACTGCAAGAGAGTTTAGACCTTGAGCTTATACGTCAAGATGGTGTACGCATAGACGAGTATCGATCAAGAGCTCGCAAACAGAATCCTTTTTATGGACTTAGAATGCAAGAACCTCTACAGCCTAGACACATCAGTTTGTTTGTGTTAATGAATCTACTTGATGTGTATACCACAATGGAAGGTTCAAGTTATCCTTGTGTAGTAGAAATAAATCCTTTACTGCCCCGCAAGCCCAGTCTAGAAGAAGTGTTACTGTTAAAGAGTCTTGCAAGTTGGATACAACTGGACAACAATCTAGATGGCAAAATAGACTATAATCCCCAACTGATACGTGAGACCACATTCATAACCAGTATAGCAGTCATGAACAATTATGATGTAATACAGCGAGCTATGAAGACGTGTCCTAGATAAATATCAGTATGACATCAAAAGTATACAACAGCAGTGCAAGTGAAATTCGTCCTAATACCAATTGGGGAGTAAGTGTAAGCATAGATGCTACTAGCAAAAGAGGCACTGTAGAAATTAAACCTACGCCTCCTAGCACTAGAGATCCACAAAAAGATCTAGTTAAGAAGTAGTTCCAAACTTCATTACCAACAACACACGAGGGCGTTTGGCAACAGGTGCTTCAGCTCTGTGTTTTTGACTACCATCAAACACATACAATTGATTCTTTTCAAAGTTGATTCGACGTGTTCCTGCGTCAGTATCAAACACAAATTCACCACCACCGGGTGTGGCCGCTGTGTATACAGCAGTTATTTCACCACCGTCCTGATGCCATTCAATGTCTTGTCCGGGGTGTTGTACAGTAAGATGAGCTCGCTCACAGTTTAGTTGTGTGGCTTGTATGCTAGGAAAGGCTGTACATTCTTCTATTGTTTCCATTGCTTTAATAACTAGAAACTTGATCATTTCATTGTTAGGATCAAAGTCTGTTGAATAAAATATTTGACTGTCAGTTTCTTGATTGTCATTGCGACCGTATATAGTCTTGGGTGCATTAGTACTGTCAGCATACTCTATATAGTAGTGTGGAGTCTTATAAGTGAAGTGTCTTTCTAGAAAGCGTACTAGGTCCTCATCGCCTAGCCATTTGTCGTATGTTATTACCATGTCTTTACCGTTTCTTTTATTAACTTAGGATATGCTAGTGCAAAGTAACTGTTCCATGCACTATCCTCTATCTCAGCATATATGTCTATACGTTTGTAAACATCTGCTGGTAGGGCCTCTGGTACACGCTGTTTCTTTACAACAGTACACCAAGGCTGATTTAGTGTGAACCAAAGGCTTTCACCTAGTTCACGTCTAATCCATATATCTTCCATGCGTTCATTATGATGTAACTTACATTCAATATAACCTATGTAGTACTCCATTAAATATCATCACCTGGCAAGTTATTAATAAAACTTCTAAGAGCTGTACTATCAGCTTCTGCTTTTATCTTGGGTACAGGCGCTCCGTCACTTGGATCTTGTGATGGTGTGTTCGAACGTTTTAGATTGTCTACTATACTGCTTGTGCTAGTTTTAGTTGTTCCAAAACTGTTTGTATCATCATCATCTTCATCAAGATCTATAATACGTAGTGTGTCTACATCAAAGCCTAGATCAATCTTTTGACCTACACCGCCACTGTTACGTGTTTTCATTAACTGTAATTGATAACGCCCACGCTCACGCATAGCTCTACTAGTAAAGATACCTAGTACGTTATCTGCTGTTTGAATCTTACTAAGTCCACCTGATATATGACTGTGATCAAATTCAATTTCTTCAACAGCACCCCTGTTCAACTGTGCCGCTGTAACAAATACTGTGTTCAATTCCATTGCTAGGTTACGCAACTCTTCCGATACATACTTGTCTTTGATGTACAAGTTCTCTGCACTTACCTTTGCACCATTAGGCATAAGCAAGTCCAAGTAGTCAATTAACAGTACGTCAATCTTTTTACCTGTCTTAATTTCAAACTCTTTGATATAACTTCTTACGTCATTGGGTGTTTTACCTGAGGGCATATACTTAACTTGAAAGGCTCCTGACTTCTTGCCAATCATCTTAACCTTCATCTCAACATCATCAATGCTCTTGAATACATCTCTACTAGGTATGCCAGTAACCATACTGTCTACCCTCATACTAACTAATGCTTCACTAAGCTCTAGGGTCAAGTATAATACGTTCATGCCTGCAAGAGCCCAGTTAACTCCTAGGTTAGCCAAGAACAAACTCTTACCTGCACCCGAACCACCTGCAAAGATATTCAGCTCTCCTCTATTGAACCCACCGAATAGTTTCTTATCAATAGCGGCCCAACCTGTACTTACTTGTCCGTTTGTACTCTTAATACCTTCTAGTCTAGCTCTAGGGTCAGCAAAATAGTTTGTACCCAAGTCTTTTTGCAATCCAATCTGTACAGCCTTCTTGACTAAGTCTTCAACAGGTCCATACTCACCCTGCTCTAATAAGTCAGCACCCTTTAAGATTGCCGCTTCAAGTGCCTTGTGTCTACTAAACGTTTCAAACTCTAACAGTAGCCAATCATAATGATTCTCTTGTAAATCGCCAGGGTGTTTTAAATTTGCATCTGTTGCCGCATTGATCATATCAAACGTGGGCATAGCATTATGTTCAGTTACATAATCATTCAAGAACTTAGCAGGTGCCTCCAAGCGTCTATCAAATGCCTTTGGATTAAAAACTGTTTGGCATCTAACAAATGTCTCAGCATCTGTCATCATCATTTCTAGATATACTTTTTGTATATCATATCCATAATCTGTATTCTGTCTTGTCATATTAATATTATATATCCTACGTTACTGTTCATGTAAACCACTTTTTGGCTTTTAGTCTTATCTTTAATGCACTTGATTCTGCACTACTTACAATACTGTACAGTGTGTATAAACGACCGTGTGCATTAACACAATCACCTATATCATTTATATCACTAGTCCAATCAGGCAAACTAACGCTCCAGCCTAATTCTATAGCACGTTCTACTAGTTTACTTCCTGCACTATCTCTGTCAGGAACAACTATAACTTCTTTGCCTATTCTGTTCAACAACAATGCTTGACCATCACTGATCTCACTGCCACCCAATGCACATCCTTCAACGTGTATTGCATCAAGTTGACCTTCACATAGTATAGTAAAGATCTTTTGCATTCGTTGTTCGTCCATACCAAATACAAATCCAGGTTGTACTTCTGTTAAGTACTTAGGCTTCTTGTCTGGCAGTATACTACGAGCTGTCCAACCTACTACCTTACCTTCATATAAAAAAGGAATAATTAATCTATCACGATACCCTAGTTCAGGTGTCCAATAGTAGTCCATGTCATCAATGTACAAGTTACGCTCTTTCATGTATTCAAAAATCTTTATTAAGTTTTTGTCTACACCACCTGGTTCCATTGCACAGTAGTCTGCCCAGTCTTGTAACTTACGAGCAGATTCGGGCAACGGAACAGAACTAAATGTTGGAAGTTCGGCTATACGAGTTTTTGCCTCGACTCCTTCATTTTCTCTCATAACATCTAGACCAACCTTGTTGATTACATCATCAGGTGCTCCTAGCCATTGTAAGAGCTTTCGCATCTTATGAGAAAAGTTTCTGCCCGGCTGCCAACTGGCTTTAAAACCACAGTTGAAACAATGATAGCTAACGCCGCCATCGTTTTGTATAACACCGCCACGTTGTCTTTTATCAGCACTTGTACCGTTATGTACACAGCAAGGTGCATTAAAGGACAGCCATCCGCTAGGAGTTTGTTTCCTCTTAGCAGGCAAATAGGCAAGGACAGTGTCAACTAATATACTCATACAAGTATTATAGCAGAAATCTATAGTAAAGTCAATGAGTTTTGATTACCGAAAAGTCTAGTTTCTTACTAGTATTTTAGTAACCTTTGTGTCAGGATCAGCACTAGCACTAAAGCGTAGATGATTGAATACACCATTAAAGTTAACTGATACTGGCTCTGATTCACTACCAGTAAATGTAAGAGTAGCAATGTCAGCCCAGTGTGTAGTGCCGTCTACAGTGTTGTCTAGTGTACCTTGTACTACAATATCACCTATGTAACTATCTGTGTACATAGCGGCTGTGTGTAAAGCAGCATTACCGTTAATAGCAGGTTCGGCTGTAATAGTTTCACTGTTCCATACTGTTCCTGCTTGTGTGAATGTTGTAATTGAATAACTGTTAGCTGGTCCAGGAAATGCTGTAGCACTTACGTAGATTGTGCCAGTTGCACCAAATGCTTCGTCGTTGTATGTAATTGTTTTTGCACCAGTAGTATCGTCAACTAGGTATAGACTATATGACAAGTATTGTTGCTTAACATTAAGTAAATCGTTTTCAGTTACAGTTACGTTGAACAATCCTCTAGTTGCTGCACTATCGTCTCCGACATTAAGCACACCATCGTGTTCAATAATTAGTTTTTTATTTTCATCGAAGGCAACAAACTTAGGCGTTTTGCCTGCGACATCGATTGGTTTTTGATCACCGTTTTTAAGACGAAACTCAAGCACATTGTCTATGCCTTTGTAAACTGTTAGATTTCTTTGATACACTGGTCTATACTCCGTTATGAATCCTGCTTCATTAGCAATAATTGTAGTCTGATTAGGAACTAAATACCTTGACGTTAACATAAGTATATTTATTACAAAAAGGTTCTAATGTTATTAAAAGATATTAAAGAAAATTTTCCCTTTATAAGTGTTGTGCATTACGGTGGCAACGAGTACGTCGGCATCATCGTAAATCAAGATCAGTACGTTACTACAATGTACGTGTACACATCACTTCATACAGAAGAAGACAAAAAGTTATTGCTAGACTTGGGCGACATATGGTGGTGGGAAAGTAATCGATTGATTCCGATTAGTATCTTTCTCCGTAATGAAATTCAAAGTCTTGGGTATTCAATGATTACAATGAATAGTAAAGATGTAAAGGTTACACTAGGGCCAACAGTTAACTTAGGCAATCTAAGTATTAAAAGAGTGAAACGTAAACAAGTCCAACTTGTTAAAAAGCCTAAGGATTAAATTCCTCACATATTAAATTCATATGCACTACTACGCTCATTGCATACGCAAAGGCGTGAGCCTTCTTGAAATAATATTCATTGTTTGTTGGTTTCAGCCAAACTTCTTTTTCTATTTCTTCCCAGCTCTTGTCTGCTAAGTGTCTCTTGGCTGGGCGTATGATTGCCAGTGTAGCCGCCAATTGTTGTACCGAAGTAGGCTTCAATTGCTTTAAGAGAGTGTCGTGCCCTGAGAGATGAAATACTTTGTCGACGAAGTCTTTGTGCTCCAGTAGTTGCCATATTGGTTTCCTTTCCATAAGTTCTTGTAAATGTGCCTCGTCTTTAACATCTTTGTATATAGACACATTTAAAAAATCTAGTTTAAAGTAACCTCTGTCTTCTGCTGTCTTGTGTTCGATTGTAGATATATTATCTACAGGATTGTGTGGTATTTCTGTAGCATACACCCCAGTGTTATGTTTCTTACCGCTATCTAGTTTTGCTACACGGTGTTGTATCTTGTCTAATATAATACTTCTATCAGCAAAATCTATATCAATATCTGGCATTATAAATTGCTCTCCTTTGCTACTTCTTTTACAAGAGCAACATCTGACGGCTGTCTTTGAAACCGTACAGCCCAATGTTTGGGATCAGTAATACTATATATCATTCCTAATTGTTCATCGTTAAACTTACCTAGCATTTCTTTTCCGCTATTACAGTTTAGCACTAGCCAAGGACTTATCTTTCCGTCCTTTATGTGCCACACCGCTCTATTTAAACTTACATAGTTAAAATAATGATTCCATACACTATTGTTTTCTTCAGCCCATTCCATCATAGTCATTACACTACGTTCTAGTGCTGTTTCAACACCTTCTTTACGTATTAGGTTAATTGCATATTTTTCATACATGTCTTCACGACACCAGTGGTCAAGTTTAACTCCACTAGTTACTACATAGTCAATATACTTTTCAGGATACAATGGCTTTACATTATTAATAAAACTTCCAAACTTTACAAATGCATTGTAGTAAGAACTTTTACAAAACTCTTTATATGTTTTATCTTTTCTTGCACCTGCACTTAATTTATAAAACTGATTGAATGCATAAAACCCTAACTGTACACGTTTTTCTTTTTGTTGTAAGTGTCTGCGTTTCTGCTCACACATATGGACCAGTAATGTTTTTTCACGGGAATATCCTGTGCCACAGTACTCACATACAAACGGTTTAGGTTTAGAGTTTTGTTGCAATGTCATGTTCTTCCGCGAGTTGTTTAAGTTCTTTTGTTGTAGATATTCTAGCAAGTAATTCAACCTCGTCTGTCTTCATGTTAGGGTACACTTGTTCAAGTAGTTTGATTGCATGATTGTTATTGCCACCTTTCTTCTTGAAACCAATGTATGGGTGAAATTGTATGTCGCCCCAGTTACCACTAGTACACAATAGTTGCCACATTAGTAGTGGATGTCCTTTTTCTTTACCAACACCTATTGTATTAAAATGTTTGTTGTAGTGTTCGTTAACTTTGAATATAGCCATCTCTTGTTTATCACGGCTTCCTCTAACAGCACTAACGTATCTGTTTAACAACCAAAAACTTACAGACTTTTGTTGTTCGGGAGATAGTTCTTTCCAAACGCCTTTGCCGTTTAGATCAATAGATGCTAATACATCTTTTATTGGGAATTTATCTTGTGCCATAAGTCTACATCCTCAGGTGCGTTTATTTCTACTCCATTATATTGTACACTCAAACAACCTATTTGCCAACCGTTTTTGAGCCACCGCAACTGTTCTAGTTGCTCAATATTTTCTTCTTGTGTTACTTCAAGTGTTGAATATTTTTCTAATGCATCTCTTCTATATCCGTATATGCCTAAGTGCCAATCGCCATAGCCAGTCATGCCTCTGCCAAACCACAGAGCTCGATCTCCTGAACGTACCATCTTAACTGTATTAGGGTCATCTTGTTTTTCTTTAGGCATCTCTGTAAACGCTGTTGTTACAGAGTGATGTTTTAGATGCCAACTTACTTGTTGTATCATAGCAACGTCAACATCAGGCATGTCACCTTGTACATTAATAAACTCAGTGTACTCTGATAACAACGGACAATGTTTTACAGCACCTGCACATCGTTCTGTACCGTTAGCATATTCATCTACTTCGTCAACCCACGAATGTCTAGTAGGGATTACTTCTGCAATACGCATATCATCAGTAAGCACGTATGTTGGTATCTTAGACGCAATACAAGCGTCATACACACGTTTTATCATGGGAACACCATCTAACATACACAATGGCTTTCCAGGGTAACGTGTGCTGTTATATCTAGCTGGTATAAGAATAGCTGACGATGTCACGTACCACTCCTTCAAAGTCTTCTAGTCGTAACATATTAGGTCCGTCACTAGGTGCTACATCAGGGTCAGCATGGACTTCCATAAAGAAGGAGTCGATCCCAAGAGCAGACCCAGCACGAACGAGCCCAGGGACATAATCACGATTACCGCCACTAGAGTCACCCTGTCCTCCCGGCTTCTGTACTGCGTGAGTGCCATCCAACACGATAGGCACATCATAATTATCAAGCATATACTGTAGACCAGTGAAATCCACGACAAGAGTATTATATCCAAAACTAGTTCCTCGTTCAGTTATCCAAACTTCTTTTGCACCTTTAGTTTTACTTAGTACACCTTTCATATCCCAAGGTGCTAAGAACTGACCTTTTTTTATATTTACTATTTTACCTGTTTTACATGCAGCTTTTATTAAGTCTGTTTGTCTGCAAAGGAATGCAGGTATCTGTATAACATCAACAGCGTCATCATAATATGCGCCAATTTTTAATATTTCATTTTGATTGTGTACATCAGTTAGTGTCTTGACATTCAACTCTTGTTTTAAAAATCTAAAGTCTTCCATTGTGGCAGCCAAACCTTGGCCACGTATACCAGATGCACTTGTGCGATTTGCTTTGTCATAACTTGCTTTGAAATAATATTCAATACCAAGTTTATCGCATACACGTTTACATTCTACAGCAATTCTTAAACTTTGCTCTAGTGACTCGTGCTGACATGGTCCTGCTATAATTCTCACTTGTTACACTCCTTGCAATTACAATCACGTATAAAGAAATGTACAAGTGCCATTGTAAACCACATCCATGTCATTTCTCCTAAGCCTAGTAATGTATTGCTATGAACTCCGTGATGCGTTGTCATTGCAGCTCCTGCACCCATTGAGTCTGGTAACATATCCTGCATAAAGAAGTATGTTCCTAATGCTAGGAAAATTACTCCTGCTATCCTATGTCTCATCGTCTCTCCTTTGTTTATAATATTCATGTGAGCAATATGCATCACAAAATACATGTTGATGATCTGGGGTATGATACTTTATTTCAAATACCCTTTCACCACACGTACTACATTTATTCATTGCCAGTCCAATGTCTACGACCCTGAGCTCGGTTTATTAGATCACTAAACCTATCGGCTATTTCTCGTAGCTCTTTATTATTTTGTTCTCTTGCTAAGTCGTGTAACTTAGTTAACATTAAACTGTCATCTACCCATTGTTCGTCACTCATGATTTCTCCCATCCTATTTGTTCCCAAGGAACATCTTTATTTCCAAAATGTCCGTATACGCAATTAGCACTATACTCATGGAAGTTAAACAGATCAAATCTATCAATTATTCCTTTAGGTGTTAGATCAATTTCGTTACGAATAAACTTTTCAATACTTCGATTATGTCCGTTGCTATCAATATAGATGCTAGTAGGTTCTTTAACACCAATTGCATATGATAGTTGTATCTGACACCAATCTGCCATGTCATCTGCTACTACATTTTTGGCGAGCCATCTGGCCATGTAGGCTGCACTTCTGTCGACTTTTGTTGGGTCTTTGCCACTAAACGCACCGCCACCATGAGGAGCAAAACCCCCATAAGTATCAACAATAATTTTTCGCCCAGTAACACCAGCATCACCGTCAGGACCCCCAATAACGAAATTTCCAGTAGGGTTAAGATGCCATGTAGTTTTTTCATCGATTAAGTCTCCTAATACAGCAACTGCTGACTGTTGTGCTAGTGCCGAAGCTATCTCGTTTTTGCCTTCGGCGTGTTGTGTGCTGATAACAATTTGATCAACACGTTTTGGTTTGTGTCCTTGATACTCTATACTTACTTGTGACTTTGCATCTGGTCCTAAAAAGTCTACAGTTTTTCTAACAGTATTTAATGATTCTAAAATATTGTGTGCATAATATATTGGAGCAGGCATGTATGCTTCATTATCGTTGCAAGCATATCCAAACATAAGTCCTTGGTCGCCTGCGCCAAAGTCGTCTGTACCTAATGCAATGTCCGAACTTTGATTATGTATTTCATTATAAATTTTTAAGTTCTCCCAATGAAAGCCATCTTGTTCGTAACCAATTTCTTTAACTTTGTTTCGGACAATTTCTTTTACTTCGTCTTTGCTTACATTAAAGTTCTTTACTTCTCCGGCTAACGTTACCATGTTAGTAGTTACTAGTGTTTCTACAGCAACACGAGTAGTTTCGTCACCTGCTTTTAGACCAGCGTCAACAAGTGCATCACTAATTTGATCAGCTACCTTATCTGGGTGTCCGTTGCTTACGCTTTCGCTTGTAAAAATATAATTGTTCATATTAACCCCTTACTCAGTTATGTTGAGTTTCTTTAACAGTATAGTATGTTGTTACTAGTTGATCTAATAACTTTTTTAAAGTTGGATAAACTTCTGATAGTTCGCACAATTCTTGCCATTCAGCATAACTTAATAAATCGCCTTGTGCTCTAGCAACCCCTGCTGGGTCACCACCTATAATCCAACGTGGTAATTTATTATGAGGTGCGTCTCTATATCTTGCATATACAACTCCGTCGGTGCGTTCGTATATTAGTGCGGCACCTGGTACCATTTTATTTTTCGATTGCGACATCTAGTTTACCTTTTTTATTAACATTATTATAAACGACAATTCCGTCTATGCTGTGCTGTATCATTTCAGTCCACCAGTCTTGGTCTTCAATTATTAAATGAGCGTTGCGACCGTCTGATAATCTTTTACGAGCTGGTAGGGTATCTATACGCAACCATATGTACTTGTTAGCAAGTGTATCTATATGATGTAATACTTGCCCAATAAATTCAGGCTCAATGTGTTCTAATACATCGTTGCTGAATACACAGTCTACTTCAGTTGCACCATTTGCATAATAAACTACAGCAGGATCATATCCTGCAAAGCCTGTGTCTGGATACTGTTCTTTTAATTTACCAAGTATAGTACCTTTACCACAGCCATAGTCGAGTACACTAGAAGGATTCCATTTGTCCATGTAAGTATGAAATTCACCTAAGTCTTTCATCTTGCCGCCAAACCCTTTGAGTCGTGTTTTGTCAGCATGTATTATACGAAGCTCTTCTATGTACTTTTTACTGTACATTACTTAACTGGACTTCCTACTGTACGTCTAACAATATCATCGTGATTAAACTCTGCCCAGTATAGTTCAAATGCTACACCATCTTCTATTCCTTCAAACTGATGTACTTTGCCTGGCTTTACTTGCATAAAGTCTCCTGGATTTAAAATAGTTTCGTCAACTAATCCTTCTTGATCGTCTTGCCAAACACGTACTAACATCTTGCCTGACTCAACAAAGAAGCCGTTCCATTTAAATTTGTGTTCGTGTTCTGAACATTTAAATCCGCCTTTATATTCAATACGATGAAACTCTAGTACACCGTTTGCGTGAATCAGTTCTGTTTGACCCCATATTTTTCCTGCTTTTAAAGTCATGTGTTTCTCCTTATAATAACTGACCAAAGTCTATAACTTCACTTTGTCTGCTTATCTCTTTAATAAAAAATGCACACAAAGGATTGTCGCCTTCTGTAATAGGTATTGAAAGTAACTGTCCGTTCTTTACTTTTGGAAAATACCATTTTACATCTGAGTAAAAGTTAGTAATCTTTACAGTGCCAAAGTCAACTTTAAAACTTGTTAACGGATTAAAGAGGAATGCTTCAAATCCTCTATCATTAATACTTGTTAGTGGTAGTACTTCTAAGTCAGATCCACTTTCACTATCACCTACTGCAATGCTCCAATCAACTGGCATCATTATTTCTTTTCCATTAATTTCCATTACCATTGCTGGCGCACTAAATGATTCTAAAAAGATCATTGGTACAAAAAAGAAATCTGTTTCTTTTGGGTCACTGTTATCTAATACAGCAAATCGTATTTCATCTTCAATCTGTTCTGGCATATCGTTTAGTTCAAACGATTTATTTTCTAGCGTTAATATTCTCATATGTTAGTTCCATTCTACTTTTTCTATAGTGAAAGGATATTGTGCTTCCTTATAGAATTTTTTTCGTTGTGTTAAATGTCTCTTCGCATACTTACATGTAGATGTTAAATCCCATATTTGTACGAAGTCCTTGTCCTTTGCCTTTCTTACGCCTCTACCTATACTTTGTATAACCCTAACAAAACTTTTGCCGGGTTCAATAAGTACAAGATTGAAAATTCTAGGAATGTTAAGACCAACAGCCGCTACACCATATGTAGCAATAATAACTTTGTTAGTACCTTCCTTAATCTCGTCGTATGTTTCTTTTCTGTCTTTAACCTTAACTGTGCCACTAACAAATGTGCTACCAGGAATAAGCTCTGCTAACTGTTGTCCTGCACTAATTCTATCTACTAATATTAAAGTATTGCCTGACTGAGAAACTGTGTTTAATAATTTGCCTATATATTCTAATCTATTACTATCTGTTACTAGATATTTTAATTCTGATTGATAATCTCTGTGTTCAACAACATCGATTAACTGTACTACATTAACATGACATTCAGCAAGTACGCCTTTGTCTTGTAATTCTTTTGCAGTAATATGTCCAATAACTGGTCCAATACTTGCATGTATACTTTCAAACTCAAACTTTTCTTTTGGAATAGTTCCAGTAAGTCCCCAACGTATTGGAGCATTACGTAAGTTTTGTGTAAGTAATTTTTTTAATACTTCTGCTTTTGCTTGGTGTACTTCGTCAATAATAATTGTGCTTACACCTTCTAAAAATTCAGCAAGACTCAGCACAGCAGAACCATCTTTAGTTTTCTTATCTAAGATGTTTAAGCTCTGCCAAGTACAAATAGTATGAGTCTTGCCAAGTTGTTTCCTATCACCAAAGTATACACCGACGTCGAGTCCACAGTTTATATAATCCTCTTCCGTTTGTTCAACAAGAGATTTATTTGGCACAATTACAAGACTACGTCCGTAAGGCTCACTGATATGACTTAATGTTGCTGTGGTAATAGTTTTACCTGCACCAGTTGCAATCTGTTGCAAGCTCTGCGGATTATCAAGGAAGTTGTTGATGGCTTCAACTTGGTAATCACGTAGAATAATGTCTTCACCTTCTGCAGGGTGACCTTCGGGCCATTGGATGCCTTGATCCTTCCAGTAATCTTTTGTTACTGGGGTGAAGTTTAATTGAATAGGATGTCTTTGATCTACAATGTCTACTATTTCAACATTTTCTTTTTGTAATATTGAAACTACTGTGTCTAAATGATTAACATAACCTGTACCACCTATACCAAAAAATGCAACCTTGCCGTCCCAACGACCTAGTTTATATTGCGGCATATACCTTGCATATGGTACTTCAAACTTCAATGCATTTGATAATTTACGGCGTACATCTACATCTAAACCTTCTAGTTTAATGTTTACTTCGTCTTGTATTATTAATCTACAACTCATATTTTTTCTACTGTACTTCCTCTCCAAACTACATCGTTGTCGTAATGCATTACTAAATCAAGAGCACCTAAATAAGTTTCTATCTTAGGTGGTTGCCTTGATTCAGTTGTAATGCCTGTGATCGGCACCCAGTCAGATGTCAATAACGGTTTTGGAACTTTATTATTACTAATATACACTATTTTGGTATTTTTGTCAACCGGATTGTTTAAATTATTCTCTTTGATATAGCGATTAAACTCTACTGCATCAGGTTCTTTATTTTCTAATCTAAACATAACAGACATATTATCACTTGGTATGATTCCGTTAAATGCTCTATTAAATTCGTAAAGCTCGTCTCTTGCATACTTTTCATTT